ATCTAAATCTCCTCCTAGCGTTAAATTACCAGTAATATCACCATTACCATCAATGTCTAGGCTATCGGCTTGTAATTCACCTGTAATGTCTACACCATCAGATTTAGTTGTTAACTTTAAATTGTTATCATAACGCAATGCTACTGGACCATTTTCTGTAGCAGAAATCATAAACTCACCATTTGAAGCGTTAATAGCAACTGTACTTCCTGTAATGGCGTTGCCGTTGGTGTCTAAATCGCCACCTAGTTGTGGAGTTGTATCTTGTGATACTTCTGTAAATGTTTCTACTGTAATAGTTCCCCAAGCAGAACCTGTGTAATATTTCATTACATTAGATGAGGTATTAAAGTATAAGTCACCTGCTTGTAGTGCTGAACTGTCTGCTCTAGTTGTAGGGTCTGATGCTGATGCACCAATATATACATCTGCAAAGTTAGTAATGTCTGCTACATTGGTTGCTGCTGTAGTTACATCTGATGATATTCCTGCAACTGTAGTGACATTGGCTGAAATTCCTGCAACAGTATTGATGTTAGTTGAGTCACCTGCTACGGTAGTTACATTTGCACTAATTCCTGCTACTGTTGTTACATTTGAACTAATACCTGCAACTGTTGTAGTGTTTCCTGAAATACCAGATACTGTTGTAACATCACTAGATATACCAGCGACTGTTGATACATCAGAAGATATACCTGCTACTGTATTAATGTTTGTTTGATTAGATACTGTTGGTGTTAATTGATACCAAGTTGTGCTACCTAAGTCATAGACCTTCATCACATTGTTAGTTGTATCAAAATATAATGCACCATCTGCTAGTGCATCACCATCATTATCGACTGTTGGGTCTGATGCTTTAGCACCTAAGTAAGCATCATCAAAGTTATCTGCGTATGTTTCTGCCGCTGCTTCTGCTGCTTCTGCTGCTGCTTGAGCAGTTTCTGCCGCTGTTTGTGCCGTTTCTGCTGCTGTCTGTGCTGTACTTGCTGATGTTGCTGAAGTTGCCGCATTAGTCGCACTTGTACTTGCTGCACTTGCACTACTTGCTGCTGCTGTAGCACTTGTTGCCGCCGCCGTGGCTGATGTAGCCGCCGCACTTGCTGAAGTGGTAGCACTTGCTGCATCTACAATTAACGCCCATTTAGCACTATCTGTGTTTGTGCTTATAGGCTGAGATCCGGATGATGTGTGTGCTTCTACACAAATATAAATATTGTTATTGCTTGTATCTTTAACTATGTCACGTTGTACATATACAGTTGATGATCCCCAATTTCCTTGGTATGCACCAATCTCTTGAGTAATATCTAAATCACCTGCTGAATCAAACGCAAATAACTTACTAGCACGTGCTGAAGCAGATCCTAATACTTCTACGTCACCAGCATCTGTTACTGTTGTTGCAAATTTGACCGTTCTATCTAATGCATCTTGATGTTGTTGTGCAATAAATGTTAATCGATCTAACGCATCTTCATGTGTTTCTGCTGGGAAAGGATCGTTTTCTACGTAGTCTGTGCCTTGTGTAAGATCTAATACACGTTCAATAACTACTTCATCACTTGCTGATAATCCTGATACAAATACAACGTTACCGCCACTAGCATCACCAGCGCCTGTTACCGTGTAATCAGTTGTTAATGTTTTTAATACGTCATTAACATATACGTTCAAATCACCATCTGCAAATATCTTAAATGTATATGCAAACGTAGTTTGACTCGCTGTTGCCGTATAACTTACTTTACTTGTTGTACTTGATACTGCCATAGTTCCCTCAAATTTTCTTGATTATAACACTATTTAATATAGTTCTTCTAATTGTTGTTGCAGACCATCTGCTACAAAATTTCCATCTCTTGCCATTTTTTCTATTCTTTTTAATATTGCTCGACGTTCAGCCTTGCTTGAATTTTTAAACATATTAACTACAGGATTGCCATAAATGCGTGACAGCATACGTTCTGCTTTTTCATTCAAACTATCTGCTTTGTTTACTAATGCTTCATATTCTTCTTTTGAAGCAACGTAGTTTGGATCTTGTAATGCATTGTTTAAATATTTATTCACTAATAACATATCTCTTGCTTGTTCTTGTACTACTGGTTTTATTGCATCCTTTGCTTCATCAGCATATCCACGACTAGAGAATTTTAAAAATCTACCTACTGTGTTTTCTAAAAACGGAAATCCTACTATCTCTTCCCATTGACTTTTAAATGTTTCCATATCACTAATGTTAAAACGTTTTACAATGCCAGCACCCATATTGTTTGCAAAATACTTTGCTGCTGCTTCTTCTCTATATGGAAATCCTGCATCCCATGTAGTTTTATTAATAGCGTCTTGTTTCTTAAAATAATCATACGGAGATGAACCCATCCAATATGTCCCTAATGAACGTGCAAGAGAAAGTGGTGGTGATAATGCTGGTAACTGTCCTCCAGCATATGCAGCCACTTGATTCCAATCCGCTTCTTGATTAGACATTAACATTTTCCATGCTAGACCACCAAAAAATCTACCTGTTTCATCCATAGGTATTCTTAAATAAATTGATTTAGGATTAATAGGATCATCACTTAAAGCAAGTGGAATAATAATATAGTTGGCTTTGTCGTATTCAGGCACTCCAGCCATAATTGCTTTGTTTTCTTCACCAAACAATCCAGATGCTGCTCCATACATAAGTACTTTAGGCATAATATTAAATTGCACAGTCTTATAAAAATATTCCATAGGGTTGCGTTTTATTGCTTCCAAATCACCACGCCACCCTTCTTTCATAGCATTTGCAAACATAAATATATTGTTGTACAAAACATTTGCCCCACCTTTTCTTAAGAATGCTGGTGATCCTCCAAGCACTCTTACATAATGTGCTTTAAGTTCTGGTGTCATTTCAGGAAAATATTTATCTACCCATGTTTTAGTAGCAACTTTGTTTTGACGCTCTAATGATTGACCAATATGCAACATGTGTCTGTATAACCATTTAACAGGGTACATATAATTCTTTTCCCAAACTTCTGGATTTTGATGATGTTGTCTAAGTATTAATTCTAATTCTTTATCACCTCTTAGATCATGTCCTCGTTCAGTAATTGAAATTAACATATTACCTTTAAACATTTCTTTTATTACTGGATCAGGAATACCGTATATGCTTCGCCATGCTGGTTTAAATCCTTTACGCCAATGTTCAAAAAATTGTACTAATTGTACAAACGGTATATTTTTTTGCGCCCATGTACCAGCCGGTAAATTTTTTACAGTACGTTGATAGTCACGCCATGCATTCATCATCCAAAATCCCGGATTAATGTCAGTTAAAATAGTTCTAACACTATTGTTTGTCCATGCCATAAACTGCATAACACTCCATGTTTCCATAGGATTTCTTTCAAATGCTTCTACTACATATTTGTTGATGTAATAACCTTCTAATTTACCTCCATTCATAACGGTAATTAGTTTCATCTCTGGATCTTTAGGGGCTTCAAATTCTCTGTATTTCCCGTTATATTTGGTTGCGGCTTTTTCTACTTTAAATAATTCAGGATCTGTTTTTGCTGCGTTTTTATAAAAATCTAAAGTTGTTTTTACTGCTGTCGCAAATGACGCACTTTTAAGTAATAATAAATCATTAGCAATTGTTTTAGTAAGTGGATTAGCAATGTCTTTTAATGTACCTTTTTGTCCTGTAATACGTGCGCCAGAACCCGGACCAAAATGAGTGTCTAAATACTCAACTACGTCAAATCTTGCATAAGCATCATTGTTCTTAATCTTTTCAATTAGTTCTACTGGATATACGCCTGATTGCTCAATACGATCAATAACCCATTCCCTACGTACTTCATGTATTTTGTTAGCAAGATCTGCAATTTCTGGCATCCTTGCTTCCATTTCAGCCATACGTTTTGTTGCTTCTTCTTTTGTAAAACCACGTGGGTTTGCTAACTCACTACGTTCATTGACAACACGTCTATAAAACATATATACACCCATATCTTCAGGCATAATTCCTGCACGCTCCATAGGCAAAATAACTATGTTGTTAAAATCGTTTAAGTAGCCTTCTTTCTCAGATCCAGAATAACGATATTCGTCAATCTTAAATATAGGATTTTTGCTATCAGGTACGTTGCTTGATTTATAGTTCTTAACATCACGCTGAATGTACCAATACTGATCTATAAATAATTTTGCCCAGTCACCACCACGAGTTTTAAATAATTTTTTATCTAATGCTAATTTATCTAAAAATTTTTGATCTGCTTCTTTAAATGATTTACGCAGTTTTGTTTCTGCTTTGTTAAGCAATGTGCCGTTGTTTAGATCTTGTTGTATTTGTTTATAGACTTTAGATACTTTAGGTTTGTTATTTAGGTAATCAAAAAATCCTTCAAATGCTTTAGGTGCTATCTCTTGTGCAAATTTAGGATTAGTCATAACTGCACTAAAGAAATCTGCATACAATTCTTCTGGGCTAAAACGATATTTCAAATATTTTGGATTTGCTGCATCTTCATCAAATGGTCGCCATTCACGTGTCAGGTTTTTAAGTTCTTCTCGTATAACTTCTACGTCTAACTTAGATTTACCATCTGCTTCAAAGTGATCCTTCATGTATTTTTTAAGCGCTGCTAGACGGCCTAATACATTACCACGGCTCATATTGTAGTTAGGTGTGCCTTCTAACCAGTCCACCATGTGACCAATTTCGTGAGCAACAATCTTTGATGCTGTTTCTGGATCTTTAAATATTTCTGCTAGTAATACAATTTTGCCTGACTCTTTACCAGAACCCGGTATATGAGAAAAATATCCCATAGTCTTACCTTCATTACTACGAATCTTTGCTTGTACTTCTGGTAACCTGCCATCCATTAATATATCTACAAGTTCTACCAATGCAGGCATAGTCATTATTTTTTGTGTATTAGGCTCACCTTCACTAAGACTTAAATTGTAAAAAGAGTCTGAAGCATTTTTTTGTTGTGGTGTTTTTCCTTCTGATAATTCTTTTGTAAAATTTAATTTGTCAATACCTTTAGAATAACCAAGTATTTTTATATTTTCTGCGTTCATTATTGCAACTGAATCGTCAGAAGATTTATTTAATGTTTCTTCTACTTCTTTGGCTGATAAATTTCTTTCAATTTGATTCTTATATATAACAGAATCGTATCCTTTGTCTTTTAAATGACTAATAATTTTTTCTGCTTGTGCTTGTTCACCTGCAGGTTTGTCCTGATATTCTTTTATAGTCATCTTTGCAGGATGATTGTCAGGCAATCTGTAAGTAAGAAAATTGTAAATATTAAGAGTATCCGTAAGACCATCAGTTATATAATCAAAATCTTTAAACTCACGCAAATCTAATGGAGCATTGAGTTTTACTTGTGTTCTAATTATTACAGGATCTGTTAATCCCTTACCACGTATCTGTGCGTGTGTATCTGTACCAACATGAACAAACCCTCTTTTAACTCCTATAGTGCCACTTCTAGCATTAGGATCTAATCCGTTTTTCTGTATTTTTTTTGCATTAACACTTTCAGTAGAATGAGATGCTATAAATTCCATCTCCATGTCAAATTCACCTAACTTTAAGTCATCAATTTTTCCAAAAGGGTTTTCACCTTCACGTCCCGGAAGCATGTCTGGTGAATGCCAACCATCTTCTCTATAAGCACGATCACTTTCTTCTTTCTTTGATGCTATTTCTTTTTCTTTTGCTAAAGACTCATATGCTTTAACTACACGATTTTCTGTATCCTTTAAAAAATCTTTACCCAGAATATTAGTTATTAATTTATCGCTTTGCTCTAACATTTCTGTTGCTGCACGTGTCTGACCAAGATCTTTCATTTGCTGTGCAGCGTCTGAAATCTCTGACTTTAACGTAACTACTATTTCGTCAGTTGGATCTACCACTACTTCTTTTTTTGTTGGTTCAGCACGACCTTGTTCTATCATGTCGTATATAACAAAAAACGGTGATTTTTTTCCTTCTGTTCCAAACTCAGGCACTTCTCCCTCTTCAGGACGTACAATTCGTCTGCCGCGTGATTCTGCAATATTTGCTATTGCTTGAATATTAGTATCTGCAAAACCACCATCAGATGCTTCAAAATCTTTAATAGACCAATTACCATCTTTTCGTAATTCAAATACAATTTTGTTCCAATCTTTACTACCAGTTCGTTTGCCTACTACAGTAAGTTCACCAGTTTCTTTATCAAAATGTCTAGTTACATCAAATGGTTGATCACGAACTATAATTTGACTTTTTCTTGATCTTTCTAATCGCGTCATCAAAGTAGAAAATACACCCATAATAATTTCTGGTGGAGCATATTCTGATTTTGACAATGCCTCTCTAATTTCTGGTATATATTGAGGGTTATCTTTCATAAATTTTTCGATAGCCCTTGGATCAAGACCCATTTCTTTATACATGCGTCTTAAATTCCTAACTATGTAGTATTCACTACGCATAGACATATTTTTTATTTTACCGATTGATTTACTAGCACCTCTAAATACTAATAATTCTGTTGCGACACGAGTAAAATCTTCAAGATGAGGCATTTGACCAGTATGTATTAATTCTCCTGTTGTAGTCATTACACTTGTTTCTATTCCAAGTGTTGTTGTTCCAGTTAGCCATTTATTGACACCTAATCTGTCTAAGTAAAATTTAGCAGAACCACCTAGCAATCCAGTTAAAAAACCAACAAATCCTTCTTTAGTTCCTTCTTTTGCTGCGGTAATTAAAATATCCCACATATCTTGTTCTTCTTTAACGCCAATATCTTCTTCCATAAGCGACATAAGTATCGAACGTAAAAGTGCTGGAGCAGCAAATGCTGAACCCATAGAACAGCCGCCTTGTATTGCTGCACCTGCAAAAGGTGTTGCTACGGCTGATGCTGCTGTTGCCGGTCCTGCACATGCCCAAGCACCTGCCGCAGCCGCTGGTAACATTATTGCCATATCTGGTGTAATAGCACTTATGTCATAAACAATTTTGTTTAGCCAATCTTGTTTTTCATAGGCTTGTAAATTTAGCATCATACTTGCTGCATCTTTAGCAGCATCTTTATCGCCATTAAGGACTTTGTATATTTCATATGCTAATACTGCTACAGAACTATCATTACCGTAATCCCATGCTTCACCCATAGACCATTTTTTTTCAATAACTGATGGATCTTTTTTTGCTACTTTTAATAAGTTTTTAAAATAATCAATTGACTCTGATTGTATAGCAGGATTGTTTTTAGATTCATAGTCTATGCTTTCTTCAATTAATTCAAATCCTCGATTTTTTAAAGCCTCCATAAATTCCGAATCTTCTAACATCTTTAAAACTTCAGGACTTATTACAACATCTCCAGCAAATTCATCAAAATTAGTAACTTGTTTATAAGTATCTAATTCTGCTAAAAGTGGTAAAACTTCTTCTACAGGCTTACCTTCATCTAATGAAGTATTTAATAATTTTGCAACTTCTGGTTTGTATTTGAATTCGTTATTAATAATTTCTGTACGAATGCCTTTACCCATTTCCTGCCACTTGTTATAAGTGACAGTAGAGTTAGGTTGTTCTTCCCAGCGTCCTCCTTGAAAATCTTTTTCTAATTGATACCAATGTGCAGCACCTTCGTCTGTTTCAAATAAATATTGCTTGCCCGGATAGTGGCTACTACTAATTGGTTCTTGCTCAAAGTTAAAACGTCCTTTCTTACCACCTATCTCTAAATATGGACTGTATCCACTTTCTTGCACAGCGGTAATAGTTTGTCTAGTTATATTTGATGCTACGTTGTTTAATGGATTTGCCCAATTGTAAGCAGTTATGCCTAACTGGTCCTCTATTTCTTTTTCTTTAAATCCTTGATCCAGTAATTTGTTTTTGGTTTTGTATAATTCAACATTGATTTCATCATTAGAGAAACCTGCGTTTTTAAGTTGATTAACGTTTAGATATGTCATTCAAATCCCATTAACTTCATTCTTAACAAATAATCTTCAATTGTTTCTAAATTGTCTGGTGTCTTTCCGTATTTAGGATGACCTTCTGGATATGCTACACGTTTTTTACCATTACCTGTTGCATCTATTGAAAGTTGTGTATCGTATTGTGCTTCTGCTTGTGCCTGTGTAGTTCCTTTTTTAACTGTCATAGGCTTACCATATACTTCCATATATGTTGTTTCTTCGCCGTCTTTAGTTGTAAAGAAATCTATTATGAAATCCATTACTCCATCTTCATCCTCTACAGGTTTTTCTTCTCTAGGTGGTGGTAGTCCTTCTTGATTAATAGTGTCAATGATATCGTTTACTACATAATCAGGACTTCTAATATCTAATATGCTTTTAACTGGTATTTTGTTATTAATTGCATCTTGAATAGCGTTTTCTAACCTAACATCAAATTTATACAATTTTTGATCCATTGCTTTTTGAAGGGCTTTCTTTTTACCAAAACCGTTTCTTGGATCATCTAAAAAGTTCATTCCTGTGCTTGTGATAATAAAATTAGGCATCTCTAAATTAAATGCTTGTTTTGCTCTAATACGAGCATCTTTTTTACCAACAGTAATTGGATCATTCTTAGCAACATCACGAACACGCTTTTCTAATTTAATAATTTCCTCTGCTGGTATTCCTCTTTTTTTTGCGTCTTGCCATACTTTTTGTACAACCCCTTCTGTATTTGTTGCTATATCACTTTCTTCTGCATACGTGCCATCATATAATTCACTTAAAATCTGGTTATAATCTGCTTCCCAGAATTTGTTGTTATTAGCGCCTTTTAATTGATTCCTCCAATACTCTTTCATTTGTTCATTTGGAAGATCTTTAACAATTTCGTAATTTAATTTACCCTGATCGTATAACTTACTTAATTGATTGTTTAAGTTATTTTCGCCTTCGGCTTGAGCGTCTTTTTCTGCTTTTTCTCTTAATTGTCTATAGCCTTGGAATTTTTGTATTAAGGTTTTTCTATCCTCCTCTTTCATACTTGCTTCATTAATGTACTTAAGAGCATTGTCCATATCTTCAGTTGAATAGCCACCACCTAAATCTTGATGATCCCAATTCTTTATTTTTCCGCCTACCGCATTTCTTTGGATAAGTTCTCTTTGATAAATATCCTGCACTTCAGGTAAAAATTTATCCCACCATTTGCTGTTTGCCATACGTTGCGGTGAGTTTGTTTCTGCCATTACCATAATTTCATCAAGTGCATCACGCTTATCTTCTATTGATGATGTAGGATCTGTAATAACAGTTTTGTATTGATTAGCAATTGTCATGTCTGTAGACACTAAATGCGCTACACGGTGATCACGACTTAATTTTGTTGCTGATCCATAGAATTCACCTTGAGTGCTTTCAAATATTAAATTAAATGCGGTTACTGCATCAGGATCATAACCTTTATCTTTTACGTTATCGTCATACCACTTACTAAACCATTGGTCTGACAATTCTCCGTATTTATTAGGATCAAATGGTTTCTGCGGCACTCCTCGTGAATCAAGATCTGTACCACCATTTAATAAATCATTTTTCCAACGACGTTTTGATCTTAGCAGGTTTGCCTGCATTTCTTTAACTTGTAAGTCTTTTTCTGCTGCGCTTACTTCGTTATCAAATATTTTTTGTGCGTCATTTGCAAGACCAGAAATAGTTTTGCCTAATGAAACCATACCGTCGCCTACACGCGCTGCTGAACTAATTGCAGGGTAACTTCCTCCACCGCTACCTTTAAACTGCGTACCGGCTGATTGTCTTGGTTTTACTTGTATTGCCATATTAAACCATTATTGATGCTGCCTGACCTATACCTTGTAGTAAAGATCCTGTTGCTGCATTCATTGAAGAATTAAATTCGTCTGCACCCATCTTAAGCAATGAGTAAGCACGTTTCTTAGATTCACGATCCATTTTTGTTTTATCTTCTTCTAAATCATTAAGCGTTTTCATAGCAACTAGCATATTAGATCCCGTAAACTGTGTGCCACTTGCACCTACTTGGGCAAATTGGTAATGCAGTTGTTCTATTGCTTGACGTTGTAATGCTTGAATTTGATAATGTGTATCTTGCAATTCTTGAGATGCTTCTATTTGACCTCTTTCATAAGCACTTACACCATTCATGTAATGACCACGTGCGCTTATAATACCACCTGCAATCGCTGCTGCGCCGCCTGCTGCTTGTCCTCCTGATATACCTGATGATCCCGCCATATTAATCGCTCACATTTAATGTTCCGTGTATTCCAAGAATAGTCATTGGTAGAGGCTGTTCTTGTGACACCTCAATAATACCATCTCTATCCCACCCTAAGTTAGTAACTCGCTTATCACCTGTAAATGCATCTACTGGTGCGTTCATTAAATTAGCAGAAGATCTAAACGGTAATTGATCTCCGTTGATCTTAACGCCTGTTGTATCTAGCAATCTAACTTTTACTTCGTTCCAACGTTTTTTAAGACCTTGTGCTTTACCAGCAGATGAACCTGCTTCTACTCGCATAGTCTTTAATGTTGATGTATATCCTAAACCTACTGCAATATCTACATTACTCCAGCCTGCTGGTACTGATATAGTAATAGCACCACTTGATACTGTAGCATTTGGGAATACTGCACCGTTTATAACAACTTGTACTGACTCACCTTCTAAATGACTTAATCCACTAACTGATGTTGTAGCCGTTGAAACTGTGCCTGTAATACCTGAATCAACCATAAGGTCCGGATCTAAATATTCTACGTATCTAACTGTTGATCCATTTATTGTTCTTTTAACAACAACCCATAATTGATCTTGTGTCGCATTTGTAATTACTGCAACACTTTCTACTTCTGCATCTTCGCCTCCTACAACATGATTGCCCCATGCAACCACATCTTCTGGACGCTCATACGTCATAGATAATAATTTACCATCAGATGTACATACCCAAATAATTGAATCTGGTTCTTGCTGATAGTCCATATCTTTTATGTATCCCGCTGTAATATGTTCTGCCAATAACGTCATATCTGGCGCTTCATATGAATCTGTTTGGAATACGTAGTTAAATTCTCTAATCTTACGTCTTGCACGTTGTGTAAATAATACAGCGTTACCTACTTGGACTGGTGCTACGGTATAACTACCATATGTTGTCTGCTGTAATACTGATACATTTGTTGGAGTCAACGGTTCACCTGATGGGCGTGCTACTTTAAATTCACCACCTGCTGTACCAACAACAAGATCTCTACTTGGCATTAGCCATCTAATTACGTTTACTCGGTTGGTAGCAATTGCATACTCTAATGCGTCATCTGCATTTGTGCCTGTACGTATATCTTCATAACTAGCAACTACAGATCCCCAAATAGTTTGTGGACTTGCTGATGTACCTGCAAAGAATAATCTTTGCTCATAAAATGATACTGCTCTTGGATAACCGTTAGCAGAACTCCATGGTGATGTTGCATTCCATTGAAATGTAGGCGTTGTAAGCGTCCAAGATGTGTGTCCTGTACGAGATAATTTACGAGGGGCATGACTACCATGGCATATGTACATAACGTCCGCAGATTGAGCAAATGTGAGTTCAAATAACTCTGCTTCTAAATACGGTGATGTAATCTCATATGCAGATCCACCAGATGTAATCTGTCCATTGTCTTTATAAAATCTAATGTATTGATCGCCAAATTCTAAAATATAAGATTGTGTAACGTTAAACTCAAACGGTATTAATCTTACATCTTTTGATGAATCCTTAACTTCTGCGACATGATATAGTCCACCACGGCGTGTTGCTCCACCATGAGGAAATACAAACATATTGGTTAATTCACTACAGCCGTTATTGTATTTGTCAAAGTCAATTTGACCTTCAAGACGTGGACTTAGTTCGCCTGCTGTAAAATTTGATTGAAACGGGTGTACTCTAGCCATTTACTTCCTAAATGATGTAAAGTCGTCTGATACCCAACTATCTACAAATCCCTCCATTCCATCTACGGTACGTGCTTCTCTAAGTTTGTTATCGTAGTTTTCCCACATCATCTTACTTAATGTGTTACTACCAGTAACTGCATATGATAATTCTGCACACAACTTTGATGTCAGTACATCTACAAATAGTGGATCGAATTGTGCTGGATCTGTGACTTTAGCAATGTAAAGTATTTTTGCTGAATCTTCGTTTGCTAATAATTTTCTACCCTCAATCTTAAATTCATAATCGTCGTATTCCATTTTAAGAACACGTAAACAATATGGATCTGTTGGTAAATTAAATTCGTAACTGTAATCAAACGCTGGGGTTGATGTTAGTTTGCTTAATTCTGCTCTTGCAATAGCAAAATTCCACGGATGTGATCTTAATACAGAATCTCTAACTGGTTCGTAGAATGCATTGCATAATCTTGCACGTTCTGTGTCGTCTGTTAAGGAAGTGATTGGATCGTCGCCTAATCGTCTTAATGCATTTGAACAAATAGAAACTTCTGTTGCCATATCAATCCCTTGTTATAGAAGGGGGTGCGAACACCCCCCTAAGTTTTTAGTCTACTGCGTAGTAAACTGCGCACTTAATTGTACCAGTTGCTGTACCGCCACCAGTAGTGATCAAGATATCAGTCTGTGCTGAATACTCATGACCAACACCGCCAATAGCACCGTCATCAGTCATAGTGACTTCACCTGCTGATGCTGCTGCTGTTGAAGTGATAAGACGATCTGCATCATCTGAATCACCTGCTGTAAGCGTTACGCCTGAACCAAGTGCATCATGTACGATACTTACTTCATATACTGTAGCACCTGCTGGTAGACGAGCAACTGTAATGTCGCTACCTGATGCTAAAGAAGATGCTTCATATGAATCAAAAGCAACACGAAGTCTGCCGTGCATTTGTGAAGCACTTGCCTTTTCAACTGGAGTTGAATCAATGTTTGTGATGTTTACACCTTTAACGCTAGCCATTACTCACCTCCTACTCTTGACAAGCGACTTCAACTACTTTCTCATCTTCGATACGAGTAGCGCCGATTGTCATTGATAAAAATACTTGGGTAGCGTAGTTCTTGTCATCACGCTCTGAAATACGAGTTGTGATGTCTGAACCCATTGCTAATCCAATACCTGATCTAGCATAAATAGTAACCTGACGATCACCACTTCCATCAGTACCAAGACGCTCTGAACGGATAAACTTAAATCCTAAGAACGTATCTAACTGACCTTGTGCTAGTGCTTTTACTGTGTTGTAGTCAGATGACTTAACCTCAGTAGTGTTCAGTAGGTCTGAAACTTGCTTAGCAGAAAGGATACAATATCTTTCTTCTTCTTCATCTACGTCTGCACCATCTAGGATCTCTTTTGCATCTAATAGTTTTGCAATTGTAAGACCTGTAGAATTTACAGCGATTTTTTGTGCTGAAGGTAAAGCAATAGTTGTACCACCTGCTACTCCACCGTATGCATTACCTACTGCTGCTTCAATAATAGCAGTATCCATAGCGCGTCCCATAGCGTTAGCGCCTGCCATTGCATACTCTGATTGTGGAGAAATAAGTAGTCTTACTTTATCCTCTTGATCAATTAGATCTGCCCAGTCGTAATCTTCCATTGACACTCTACGTCTTGAGTGTGGAGTATCCATCCTAGGAGTATCTGCGTGACGTGATGTACGTTTTTGAGCCGCTACCGCACCAATTCTTTCAAAGAAGTGATTTTTACCAGTAACGTTCTCAACTCTTACTGTGTCGCGTAAGCGTGAACCTTTCTGTTGAGCAAGGTGCAACACATTACTTTTATACTGCTCGACAAATGCAGTTGTAATTTGCGTGGACATAATGCCCTCCTATATTATTAAAAAAAATCTAGCGGTCATTATCCTTGCGGGTGTCCTGTCAGTTACGCTGACTAAACGGGTTCAAGTTACCAACTTTGCCTTGCTATTGTCCTTGCGGGTAGCGTTGGCTGACAAGCAGATTTTACCCTGCTTGCCCGTATATTATCATGAATTATATGCTTTATCAAATAATTGTGCCATTTCATTTTGAGCATCTGCATGTTTAGGATCTGTAGGATTCCAATACGGATGACTTTTGTTAGCATTTATTTGATCAATCTTCATCTTAGCATCTAGTGGACTCATTACTAATGAGTTGTTAGTAGTGCCTTGTGCAGAATCTTCAGTAATATCTTTACCAGCATTAGCAAGTAGTCGGATTAGATCTGGATCATTACCGTAACGTGGATCTGCTAATTTTTGTTGTAATGTTTCATTACCATATACACGTAATGCTCGTTGTGCTGCTGTAAGATTCTTTTCGTAATTAGCACCAAACTCTTTGCGTAACATTTCTTCTGTTTCTACGCCCATTGCTTCACCACGCATTACATCTGCTTCTACAGAACTTTGAATTGCTTGTTGTTGCCATTCTACTAATCCTTGCATCTGTTGTGGTGTAAGTCCTAATTTATGCCCTGTTTCTTTAAAAGCATTAATTGAATCGTCTGTGTAATATTGTTCAAACCCTTGTGGTGCAGAAATTTCGTAACCATCTGGCGTTTCTGGTCGTCCCAGTTTGCCGTATAGTTCGTTCATTTCTTCTTCATTTTTAGGCAAAGGTATTCTTGCGCCTAACATTTTCTGTTGATGAACTAGCGTTTTGGCTGCACTTTCTAAATCATTAATATTAGCAAGCGTAGGCTCTGCTCTTAATTCTTCTGATAGTGCTTCTCTCCAATCTTGGTTACCACTACTCTCAACAGGTGCTTGTTCAACATTATCTGTTGCTTCCGTGACCATTTCTTCACTCATAGGTTATTCCTCTTTTTTATTTATCATATTTAAAATGCGTAGATATACTGCTCTTTCCCCTTCTCTACGCGCTGTTTCATGAGAGTCCCCCACTACATATGATTCTCTCATTCCATAAGCACGCTTTAAATCATCTAACACTTTGATACCTGCTGGTGATTCAAAGCAGTCCTTATATTCTCTTCTTAATTTATTGATTGCTGCTGGCATTAGCCTCCCATCATTTCTTGTAGTGCTGCTACATCATCATCAGTCATTGCTTCAGCAGCATTCTGTACTGCTGGCGCTGCCTGACCTACTGACTGGGCTGCCATTTGTGCTTGTTGCATTTGTTGCATTTGTGCTTGTTGTTCTGCCTGTTGCTGACGTTGTTGTTGTACTTCGTCCATACCACGCATAATGTTCTTAGGAACACCAAGTAACTCTGCACGAGATCTAATTGCTGCGTCATGATCAATATTGTCCATGATCTGT